GGTTTTAAATCTTCTGCTATTGAATTTGATTCTGCGTTCATAACTTCTCCACTTGTAGTTTACGGTTTACTAAAAACCCTAGGATTTTCGGTTAATCCTGTAACCCAGCAAAAAATATGCTGTTTGAAATATATTACTAATTATTATACAAACTAAATTCTATTTATGCAAATCTTTTACTAAATGAGCTATTTTGCCTGTAAAATCCATATCTGCTTTTGCTAATTCAGCCTCTCTTCTATGATTGCCATCTTTGAATTTTTCCTGCAATTCCATTGCTTCTAATGCCAATTTAGCTTTTTCCATTTCTAATTTCTCTTCTTTTATCTTTATTTCAGAAGCACGCTCTTGTACTTGTTGCATTGCAACTTGTTTCTGTACTTCCATCATTTGTTGTTCAGGTGATGGTGGAGGAGGCGGAGGAGGTGGTTCACCTTTTTCTTCTGCTAATATGTCTGGTGGTACTAATTTCTCAAATCTCTTGACTATTCTATTTTTCTCATCAACATCCATGTTTTTAGCTAATAGATCAGCTATCAAAGGCAATATTTGTTGCGGGTTAAGTGATGCTAGTTTAATAAATAATTCTAATGTTTGGGCTTTCTGCATTGCAAATGAAGGTGCAGCACTTACCTCAATATCATAATCACCCTGAGTAATAGGATTTTCTATCGATCCATCTTTATTTTTCTTGTTCAAAGTTATAGTACGAGATTCACCGGCAGCATTAGATAATACTATTGATCTTTCATCACCATAAACATTAGGCATTAAACTTAAACAAACTCTACCGCCTTGAGCTATTGCTTGGCTCATATTGTCATAAAATTCTAAAGCTGCAAGATTTCCTTGTGTTACTCTGTTTTCAATTGCAATACCTGTTTTTTCATTAGACGGATTTCCTAAACTTGCATCATTAACACCCAATATTTCCTTTATTGAACCAACCATTGTTATTAATGTATTAATCAATGATTGAGGTACTTCAGAAGGAGACTCTTTACGTGGCATAAACCCAGTCTTAGGGTCAGGATTGGCTTTTAATGCAGCATAAGATATTTCAGGATTACGCCATTGGTCTTCATATCCAGTGATATTTGCAGGAGTAACAACCCATTGTTCACGTCTTCTATTCTTTACTTCTGTTGCAATCTCACTTACTAAATAGTTAACAAATTTCTGTACATCTTTAACATCTCTGATAAATGATTTAACATATTGCTTGCCTTCCAAATAACAAGATCGACCAGGCATAAATATAATAGGCAAAAAATCAGAAGGAAAAATTGTAGATTCAACAATTCTGTCTTTTAATAGACGATAATGCATTATCCTATAATCTTCTGTTAATCTTTCTGCTATTATTCTTGGTTTTTCACGTTGAATAATCTTTCCGGAAGGTGAATCTTTATCATCTTTAATAATATCATCAAATTCTTTATTAATTTTTTCTAATTGTTCTTTGTCTACTACCCATGATTTTTGACCGTCTGTTACTTCGTATATTACTTTCGGAAACCATTCTTTTTGAAACAAATCACAGAAAACAACAGTGTCTTTCATCTTAAATAGACGAGTATTCATTACTTGAGGATTAGAAAATGACGTAAAATGAGCTATCCAAGGATACTTTGCTTGAGATTCTTCTAATCCTAATTGAAATAATCTACCACAAAAATCACCATCACCTTTATGTGGCATTTTTGCTCTCGGATCAAAGAAAGTAGTTGTAACATCTTCCACTAAGTCATATTTAATTACTTTCCTAAAACTATTTTTATTCTCATAATCAACATAAATTTGTAAAGCACCATATCCAAATTTCATTGCACTATCAAATGCTGTTTGATAAACAATATCATTATCTGAATGATATGAAATTGATCTTAATAAATCTGTACGTAAATCTAATGCTTCCTCTGTAGCAATACCATTTATTGATCTTACCATCAATGCAGGACGCATCTTTCTCTGTTCGCCAATAATCTTATTTACAATATCAGCAGTAATGTTATACGTAGAACAAACTTTGAATAAACGATTAAATTCTCCTCTTTCATTAGCTTCCCATTGATCTTTAGTGAGAAATTTGGTATCTCGTTTACCCAAAGTTACATTATCTTGAAAATAAGAATTCCAAGAATTAATTGAACTGTTAGCTGATTGAATAACTTTTTGTTGGTCTATGCCTAATTCTTCTAGCTCTCTTGCTTTTTCCTTATCAATTATTCCCATTTCTTCCAAGGTCATAACTGACTGAAGCATATACGACATAGAAAATTACTCCATTAATTAATCTATTTAAAACAATAATTATACATTAACTTAGTTATTTGACCAATTGAATACAGTGAAAGGAGGTAGATTATCTTTTGGCTTAGAATGCATTGATTCGATATGACTTCCAGCAAACTTTAATGCTCCATATTGCAAAGCATCATGGACATGACTGAACTCATTTTTATCAGGTTCAACTTTATACCTTTCTTCACCAATTATGTTCAATTTTTTAAAATAATACCCTTTTATGAATCCTTTCCGCAAAGTTGGGCATTTTTTTCTGTCAATTATCAAACATGGATTACCGTCTACCATACGATTAAGAAAGTATCGTACTGCATTATGCCTGGAATCAATATTGTTTGTTGATGCAGCATATACTTCTAATCCAAGTGATCTCATTACTCCAATACAACTTAATTCATCTATTACCTGATTTCTTGCTTCTCCGGCTGGATCTGCTTCTATTGAAGCCAATTTAAATTCTGGATAATCAATTTTAATTCTTGGTATTAATATGTTCTCAGTGAATGTATTGATAGACATATCATTAGAAGTAAATTCAGATAGGACTAATAATTGTCCACGTGGAGTAAATTGTAATAATACTGATGCGGGAGTCAAACCAAAATCTTGACCAACATATAATGGTAATCCTGGAATTGGCTGCAATTCATCAACGCTATGCAAATCATCATTGTAATCTGGATAAACTACTTTACCTGTTCTTAATGAACCATATTGTCCTAAGCAATATACCTTAATGTATTCTTGATCTTTTCCTATTGCTGCATCGCTATAGTAATTTTTGTTCTTTAGATGACGATAAGTATCATGTTCCGTATTATCAATGTATCTTCTATCCGCACCAACAATCAACTTACCTTCGCCATCTAATAACAATCCTGGCGGCTGTTTAAAAATACGATATCCAGGTAATTTTAGTTCTTCAAAAGTCTTATATATCCAATGATCAGTATCAGGTGGGTTGGTGTCTGCAATGACACCATACCAATAAGGATCTCGACAAAAGTCTTCTGAAGGATATCTTAACCTTGACATAATATGATCAAAAGCCGCTTTCGGTATCTCAGACAGTTCGTTAAAGTAGCAACCTGTAAGCTCTAATGATTTTAACTTTCTAATGTCATCATCCCTGTCTAATGCTAAGAACAATAGTTCTAGCTCAACACGTCCATGTTCATCATTAAAAGAATGATCATAAGTTAAGACGGGTTTCTGTCTCTTATAAACCATTCCGAGATCACCAAACCACATCAACCATGACTGAAGTGTGGTTGTATATAATTCACCACTAGTATTTCTTATTACGCCCCACCTCGATTTACGAATAGATTTATTATGCCACGCAGGCATTTGGCAAGCGCGCCTAACAATTTCTTGCAAGCACAACGTAGTTTTTCCGCTTCCGTACTGCCCAAGAACCAAGCGAATACGGTCATCACAGCTATGAAAATTAATGCCTGTAGTTGAGGGCTCATATGTTTTTACCTCATTGTCATCTGATTGAATGACTGTTGAGTTACCAACAAATTTAATGTGACACTTGTTTACAGTGCTTACCATATTATCTATCTGATCTATTCGATTAGCTAGATTTCTTAGCATTTATTTCTTCATCTTCTTCAATGTTTCAGCTAATTGAGCACGCTTACGAGTCTTTGGATTCTTGCTGTGCTCAGCTTTCTTTAATTTAGCTTCAGGTATCTTTTCTCCCTTCTTTACCTTGAGTGTCTTTCTTAATGCGCCTGGTTTTTTGATTACATCCTGTATCCAATTTGCCATATTATTTCTCCTTTATTTAAGAAGTAACTCTATCCCATATCTTATTTATCTTATCAATCTGAGCATTACTCAATTTATTAGATCGATATATATTATATAAGAAATCAATCTCCCATTCATTTAATTGACTTTTACGCTTGAATATGTCTTCGATCATAATGTTTATTTCTTCTGATTTATCTGGCATTGCAATAACTCTCCGTGTTTCTTATTTACATATGTTCCCTTCTTTGTTGAGTCCCATAACCAGAATTGTTTATTTCGACTATCAATTTGTTTCATTCTCATCACAAATGGACTTATGTATTTCATATTATTTATCCATTAGTTTAATTAGACCATTTTCAATTAAAAATTGCTCTATGCGTTGTATTTTTTTCTTGTATTGAACGAAATGAACATTATTAATTTTCTGATCGCATTGAATATCTAGAAGTAATTTGTGTAACGTTTCATTATCTTTTTCAAGATTATCTAATTTAGCAGATAATTTAGGGTATATTCTGTCGAAGAAACTTTCGTTATTCATATAACTTATCCCCATACAATTCCTTTTCCTTCGCATACATTACATAAAATTTTTTGTAATTGAGGATTAATTGTTAATAAATATACACCACTTCCATCACAAACAGGACATTTATGTGGTTTTTTTTCTGGTTTTTTATTTTCTAATTTACTTATTCTTTCGTCTAGCTCATTCCATTTAATTTTTGCAAATTCTAATCCACATATATCATGATTAG